GCGGACGTTATCAGGACAAAGCCCTCGAACGCTTCGACATCATCAACGGCGTGACGCAGGCCCTACTCTCATTCAGTTTCGACGACGGCGTCCGGCAGGCCGGGACGTTCCGGCAGGCCGAATCTGCAACCGACCACAACCACGAACAGGTTTGCGATGACATCGAAAGCTGGGTCGCCTTCTGCCGGGATGCGTCGGGGTGCAAGATTCCCGGAACCGCATCGTCGGTGCAGCGTTTCGAGCTGCGGCCGGGCCAGTAACGAACAACCCCCGGCCGTATGGCTGGGGG